GGATGGTGTTGCCTTACCTGTCACACCTTCCAAATTAGAAATGAAAATAAAAAATCAAAATAAAACCATCAATCTAATAAATGATGGTGAAGTGAATATGTTAAAGGATGCTGGACTTACTGATATAAGCTTTGAAGCAGTTATTCCACATGTCAAGTATCCTTATGCAATATATCCAAGTGGTTTTAAGGCTGCTGATTTTTATTTGAATAAGTTTGAGCAGCTAAAGACCAGTAAAAAGCCTTTTCAATTTATTTGTTCAAGGGTTTCCCCTTCCAGGAAGCTTTTATTTGATACTAACATCAAAGTTTCCTTGGAAGATTACAGGATTAAAGAAGATGCTTTGGATGGGCAGGAATTAAAGGTTTCTGTTAAATTAAAGCAATATAAGGACTATGGAACCAAGCTTGTAAATATTAAAATACAGCAACAAGCAGCGGTTCAAGTGGCAAGTGCAACTGTTCAAAAATCAAGACCTACTGAAACTGCACCAAGTTTAAAAACTTATACAGTTAAGCAAGGAGATACCCTTTGGGCAATAGCAAAGAAATGTTTGGGTAATGGTAGCAGATATACAGAAATTTATAACTTAAATAAAAATAAAATATCAAACCCAAATTTAATTTATCCTGGTCAAATTTTAACCTTACCAAGTTAAAGGTCAGGTGGTGATATGATTGAACTTTTGATTCAAAATGGAAATAAAGTTTTTCAGCCTGTTCTTCAAAATGAAATAAGGTGGGAAACAGAAAGGAAAGGTCAACCTGGAAAGTTGACTTTTTCTGTTATAAAGGATTCTATTATTGATTTTCAGGAAGGAAATCCTGTAAGGTTTAGAGTTAATAATACAAATATATTTTATGGATTTGTTTTTAAGAAAGAACGGGATAAAGAAAATATTATTAATGTTACAGCTTATGACCAATTAAGATATTTCAAAAATAAAGATACTTATATTTATAGCAATAAAACTGCTTCAGAATTAATTAAAATGATTGCAGAAGATTTTAACCTTCGTGTTGGGGTTTTAGAAGATACGAGTTATAAAATTGCTTCCAGGATAGAGGATAACAAAAGCTTGTTTGATATTGTTCAAAATGCTTTGGATATAACTTTGAAAAACAAAGGGAAAATGTATGTTTTATATGATGATTTTGGACAATTAACCCTAAAAAATGTGGAATCTATGAAAGTAAACCTGTTGATTGATGAAGAAACTGCTGAAAACTACAAATATACATCCACAATTGATGGTGAAACATACAACAAAATAAAGCTTTCTTATGAAAACAATGAAACTGGCAAAAGGGAAATTTACATTGCCCAGGATTCAAGAAATATAAATAATTGGGGAGTGTTGCAATACTTTGAAAACATAGATGACAAGGTAAACGGTAAAGCAAAAGCTGATGCCCTGCTTCAACTATACAACAGAAAAACTCGTAATCTTACCATCAGTAATGCTTTTGGTGATGTCAGGGTTCGTGCTGGCTGTTCCCTTCCTGTCAAGCTTAATTTGGGGGATATAAATGTTCAAAATTTCATGCTTGTTGAAAAGGTGCAACATATCTTCAAAAATGATGAACATATGATGAACTTGACATTAAGAGGGGGTGGCTTCAGTGCCTAATCTAATTGAGATTATAAAGCAAGCTTCTATTGAAGCGGTTGCTGCTTCAAACCCTTGTGCAATTATGTTTGGCACAGTCACCAGCATAAACCCATTAAAAATAAATGTAGAACAAAGATTGACATTGGATGCTTCACATTTAATTTTAACAAGCCTGGTAAGAGATATTGAAGTCGATATGACATTAAACCATTCAACTGAAGAACATACCCATAAGCATACTATACCAGGTGATAGTTCAACATCTAATGAAACCCATAAACACGACATCAAAGGAAAAAAGACCATGAAAGTTCATCTGGGGCTTAAAGTTGGTGAGTCAGTTATATTACTTCGGGTTCAGGGTGGGCAAAAATATATTGTTTTAGATAGGGTGGTGATTTAATGCTTCCAGCGGTAAATGATGATTTACAAAAGGACTTTGAAATTGAAGAAGAAACTTCACATACTTACAAATTAGACTTAGATAATTCAACAATTGCTGGGTATGTTGATGACCTTGAAGCCATGAAACAAGCAATTTATTTAATTTTGAACATTGAAAGATATGAATATCTAATTTATAGCTGGAATTATGGCATTGAATTAAATGACTTATATGGTCAACCAATACCCTTTGTTCTTCCTGAACTCAAAAGAAGGATTACTGAAGCATTGGTTCAAGATTCAAGAATACTTGGAGTTGATAACTTTTCTTTTGAAACTAACAAGGGAAAAGTTCATGCAACTTTCACTGTTCACACCATATTTGGTGATATTGAAGCAGAAAGGGTGGTGAGAATTTAATATGTTTGAACACATGACTTATGAAGTTATACTTCAAAGAATGCTTGACAGAGTTCCAAACAATATTGATAAACGGGAAGGTTCAATAATATATAATGCCCTTGCACCTGCTGCGGTAGAACTTCAGAACATGTATATAGAATTAGATTGGATATTAAATCAATCATTTGCAGATACAGCACAAAGGGAATATCTAATCAAACGGTGTGCAGAAAGGGGAATTTTCCCTGAAGAAGCAACAAAAGCAATCCTGGAAGGGCATTTTAATATTGATATTCCCATTGGTTCAAGATTTTCCCTTGATAATCTAAATTACAGGGCTATTGCAAAGATTTCAGATGGTGTTTTTCAAATGGAATGTGAAACCCCTGGTGAAATCGGAAATCAAAAACTTGGAACTCTTATTCCGATTGATTACATTGATGGTTTGACCACTGCTGAATTGACTGCTGTTCTAATACCAGGTGAAGATGAAGAAGATACTGAAGTTCTAAGGCAAAGATATTTTAATTCATTTGAAACTAATCCTTATGGTGGAAACAAGCAGGATTATATTCAAAAAACCAATGCCATTGCCGGTGTTGGTGCAACTAAAGTAACACCTGTTTGGAATGGTGGTGGAACAGTTCTTATTACCATACTGGATGCCAATTTTAATAAAGCATCTAATGTTTTAATTGATACTGTTCAAGATATACTTGACCCTGCTGGAAATCCAGGTAAAGGTGATGGGATTGCCCCAATAGGTCATGTTGTAACAGTAAATACAGCAGATGAAGTGATAGTAAACATATCAACAACAGTTACATTGGACACAGGTTATAATTGGTCAATGGTTGAAGCTGATGTAATTGCAGCAATTGATAAATATTTGCTGGAAATCAGGAAAGAATGGGCAAACAATTCATTAAATGTTATAAGAATTGCCCAAATTGAAACAAGGATATTAACCATTGATGGAATCATTGATATTACAGGAACTAAAATCAATGGGGTTGCTGAAAATTTAATCCTTGGTGAATATGAAATACCTGTATTAGGAACGGTGGTGAATGTATGAAAAGGGATGCAAATTTAATTTCATATCTTCCACCTGTTCTTCAAAAAGTTAGAGAATATCAAGCCATCACCAATGCTGAAAACCCTGAATTTCAACAAGTGTTTGATGCTTCGGAAAAGGTTTTGGGTAATTTATTTATTCATGATGTTGATAAAGCCGGAATTGCAAGATATGAAAAAATACTTGGAATAAAGCCTTCAGCAGATGACACCCTACAATCAAGAATATTCAGGGTAATTGCAATATGGAATAATAGAATTCCTTATACTTGGAATTCTTTATTAAACAAGCTTGATGTTCTATGTGGTAAAGGAAATTACACCATTATTTTAAGAAATGATGAATATACTATTGACCTAACAACTCACATAGGAATTTACGGTGGATTAAATGAACTTTATAATCTGCTGGATAAGATGATTCCATGTAACTTGATTATAAATGTTGAAAATATTTTATTTGCCCAAAAAGAAACAGCATTGCATCTTGGAAGTGCAACCATTTGTGGTTTGCATTATATTCTTACTTCAAATATAGATGAAGATTATGAACTAAAAGCTAAAGCAAACCTTGCTTCAGGAATTGTAGATGGTATGCACTATATGCTAACTTCAAACATTGATGAAAATTATCAAGTTTCTTCAGATGCAAAATTGGGTTCAACAGTTACTGGTGGAACGGTTTATTCATTAAAAAGTGCAGATTAAAGAAAGGTGGTTAATGAACAATGGCAAGTTTTAATAACACAATTATCACAAAGAAAGGTCATGCTTTAATAGCAAAAATAGTTGCTGGAACAGCAACACCAAATTTCACTAAAATCAGAACTTCTGACCATCAATATCCAAGTGGAACCAATTTTGAAGAATTGACCAGTCTTTCAGGGATAAAGCAAACAGTAGATGTTGCAAGTGTAACAAAGGTTTCCCCTGCTAAAATTAGAGTAAGTGGGGTTTTCACAAATGCTGACCTGGAAGCAGGTTATTATGTTAGAAATATTGG